TCACAATATCACCTTTTTTCAAATGTACCTTGACAGATGAAAAGATTGGAGTATTATAAACGGCAAAACAAAATGTTCCACTTTCACAAAACATTTTGTTCTAAGTTTAGCTTTATTAACACAAAACAAAATGTGCATTTTATCCCCTTTGAATATGCTTTAAATGAAATAAAAGCAAGCAATACCGCTAACTCGTGATGAGCTGGCGGTTTATTATTACAACAGAACGATTAGTACCACTATAAAGGTGATTATTCCCGGCAACAATATTGTAGCAACTACATCCAGCCAGTCAAATTTTCCTCCCCATAGTTTATCCTTGTAATCAACGGACATAGCAACTATGCAGGTTGCGACAAAAGCAATCACAGCCGACGGAACCAAAGAGATACCTAACATAAAGCAAAGCAATAACATTACGGTATACACTAACGTTCCACACTTCATGTGTTTCGGGCGGTTACTATCCTTCAGCCAGCCCAAATATTTTTCTATTATTCTTTTCATCAATATTCTTTATATCTGTTTCTTCCTATCACGGCGAGTTCAAAAGGAGAGTCTATATATCCCTGATCTTTGTGGAAAGTCCGGACGGTAAACTGATGGGTACTCTTATCCGTATCCGCACCAATACTCCAGTTTCCGTGAACAGCTGTCACTATAACAAAATACTGCATATGATTAAGATCATGATTAAATGCGTAGAGTCCGGCCTGTCCGTGATACACAGGAGTGTCAATAGTACAGCCATTTCCCCAGGAACTCTCAATCGTACCATCGGCGCTAATCCTTCCCGCCCACAGGACACCGGGAGTATCCCATACTTCTCCGGACCGCTGATAAAAATGATGAGGACCTGCTGAATCTATAGCAAACTTACTTCCGGCATTGGCAATCAGACTCAGACAAATATTATTGGCTCCATAACTCTCGATATTTATCCCCCGATAACCATTAACAAGAGGATTCTGACGGTCAAGTCTCATGGATATCAGAGCGGAATAATCTCCTCCGAGCTGCAGGAACCTGCCAAAGCCGGTCTCTCCTGCCGATCCGGTTCCGATTCTTATTCCGGAAGAAGGGTTGGCGGCACTTAACTGATTCCCCTCTATTTTGAGATCTCCGATCTTTCCGCCCTGAATGTCCACATCCAGTCCCATAAACTTACCCAGCAACAGGTCAAGAAGCAGGTTAGGCGTAAAGGGGCAATTACTCTGTCCTATCTTCGTCGGATCAAACAGTCCATAGTTGGTCGTATCATTCCCATCAGCATCCTTTCCGTGCTGGGAGAACATATAATCGCCATAAAACACCGCGCTTGCCAGTTTAGCAAAGTTCGCCATCAGGATCTCGGTAAATATGGCCTTGTACTTTTCAAAAGGTATCCAGTATGATGTGGTAGGATTATCCCGGTAATCTTCCATCGGATTCACACCGATTATGGTTGCCGTCCTCCTCATCACATAGTAGGTTGATCCGGCCTCGTAATAGACAATCGGAGCGATGTCATCCGTTGCCGTATACTCGATATCCGCATTCCAGAATCCGGCAGGGTATGGCATTCTCCCTCTTTCGCCGGCCGGTCCGGGAAGTCCGTCCTCGCCCTTGGCGTAGTTGGCATGCAGCTTCGGATCGGAAAATGCCCCCCATTTCCCATTCTCTTTCTTCCGGAAGGACATATACTCCCTTGGATATTCTTCGGTTACCCCTAAAGGATTATTGGTAAAAGGAACAAGATACTTGAAGTAATCCTCGTCAGTGATCAGGATTCCCGAATTGGCAGATCTTGCCCGGATACATCTATAATAGTCCTTTCCACTCTTATAGATGGCATCCACAATCTGCGCAGCAGAAGAGAGGAAATCACCCAGATAATTCTCATCGGATGCGAAAGGAAGAGGAATGAAGCCTTTTACAAACGGATCAGACTCGGGAGTGAAAGTACTTTCCTCCCGACGGAAGATATACTCCATGTCAGGTGTATCCGCCAGATATTTTGAAGGACGTGACCAGGTTCCGTATACCCACTTGTCACTACCCTTGTCATAGGTAGCCTGTGCGGAGGATACCCACACCGTATCACTGTGTACGACCTTATACTTGACCATATCCCCGCCTTTGTTTACCGAGCCGTCCTTTACATACAGAATCTCTATGTAGTGATCTCCCGGTTGCGATACCTTCTGGGAGACAAGCCGGTCGTTCTCACCCGACATCCTGTCGAAATAGTTCGAAACATCAAGAGTGGTGTCCGGAGTCCCGATATACGCATGATCATACGCCTCGCTTGAGACGATCACACGAAGGGTGATCATCTGATTGGCATTAGTCGTGGAAAAGAGTATACGGTCTCTATACGAAGCACTATGCGCAGTAAGTTTGGGAGAGCGTCTGTATCCGCCATTGGGATAATACTCCCCTTCATACCCGCGAATGGTCAGCACGCCGAATTCCGGATATTCAGCCCATCCTGACGGAATGGAGCTTCCTGTCGGAGCATCCGGACGTGTATCCGCCTGAATAAATATCTGTTTTAAGAAAGTGCCGTCTTTTCCCGGTGCGCCGGGATCACCCGGATCGCCAGGATCGCCCGGCTTGCCATCCTGTCCGTCGTCAACGACAAGAACCGTCTTCTCGTCCATCTGTACACCACCTACATACAGTCTGAAAGAGATTGCTGCCATATCGGACGTCACGATAATGCGGGAGGAATAGATGAATTCCGAGGATGTACCGCCCGTCCGGTAGGTCAGTACAAACTTGATGGTTCCTACTCCCGACACGGGAGCATCCTCTCCGGATTTGGCCCTGCTTTCGCAGGAGACATATTCGGGCAGATGCGTTCCATCCCCTTTCCTTTTGACCTGCGTTACGGAAGGAACGAGCCAGTAGGTGACAGCGTCAGCTCCGGACTCGGGAGCGACGCTTACTTTAAATGAAGCGGAAGACAGTTTCTTTGCCATTATCTTATGCCGTTATCGTTGCACTGACATAGCCGGAGATACCACCACCGGCATTCATCACATCCTGGAATGTCACACTGATCGTTTTCTTCACGCCGGAAAGGGAGGATATAACCGATCCTGAGTTATCCGTAACGGTGAAGGTGGTCTGGGCGGTGGCATCTTCCGTACCGTCGTCCTTCTCCACCTTGGCGGTATAAATCGCCGTTTCACCTTCCTTGATCTGTTCCCCTGTAATTCCGTCCACATACAGATTCACACGGTAGGGATCAGTATAGTCGGTAACATTGATGTATGCGCTGCTGATAACCGCAGAACCGTCTTTCTGAAGCAGATCACATCGGTAGGTAGTCGTACCGTCGATATCCGATGCGCTTACCGTCAGAGACCATGCGCCTGCAGTTACCGGCGTAGCAGTTTCTCCGCTTACCTTGTACCACTTCGCCGTATACGCGGAAAGATCAGATGGGGTAATACCATCTACGAGCACATGGGCATTGAGCGTGGCTGTCGGAGACTCTGTAGTGACATCCGTATCACCATCCAGGTAAAGAGTAGTGGAGCTGCCTACCGTCTCGACAATCTCGACTGTTTCGGAGATTCCGTCAAAGGCCAGAGTCTGACCGCCGACCTCAGTCGTTCCTTTAAGCAGGATTGTGTCGTTATCGTAATTGGACACCGGCACGATATTCTTTACGATTTCGAAGACGATCATGTTCGAATAGTCACGGCCTCCGATATTGATTGTCTTTGTAGACTTTTTAAACACACCGGCCAGAGCTCCGGTGGTGCTAAGCCCGTCCTCGCCGAAGGCAATCTGTACACCGTTGTAGAACAGATCTACGGTAGTCGGAATCAGGACCGCTCCGTTATCATCCCGGTTAAGATGCGCATAGACAAGAGGCTTGTTGGCCGATGTCTCCCAGTCCGGAGTACAGATACTGGTCCCCTTCTTGTATTCCTGGCGTAGCGGGCCATTGATGATGCCCATTCTGGCGCGAACGTTCACTCCGTTCATCAGGGCGAACAGTTGAAAGCTTCCATTTATTTTTCTTGCCATAGTTATTCCTCCTTACTTCTTTACCGTTTTACTTTTCTTCTTTTCCTCCAGCAACAACGCATTCAGCGCTTCCTGCGTAATGATCTCGACATCCTTCAGTCCGGTGCCGATCACCTTCAGGGCATTGATGCTAAGGACCGCACGTCCGTCGCTCAGTTCCTGTGCATCCTGATAGATACCTTTCTCTATCAGCTGAGCCTTGCTTACCAATAAGTAATTCATAATTGATTCTATTTAAAAGTTAATATTATTCTTCGATCTCCAGAGTACCTTTGATGCACCATCCGTTGCGGTTCTCGACCTCGCAATCCTCGAATGGAAGCGTCTTCTTAAAGGCCTCCTCGTAAGACATCCCGCTGATGGCTGATGTCTTGTTGATATACTGCGTCATATTCCTCAGAAACTCGCAGATAGCCACATGGAATCCTTTTACAAGCCGGATCTTTGCGACTGGTTTCCCATCATCGCCCATATCCTCGTAGCGGACTTGCATACGCATCCATGCTTTCCCCTTCTTCTTGTCAGGTTCACGCACTTCGAAATCCAGGATATCAAATACTTTTCCTGTTAATTCCGCAATGTCAATCAAAGGCGAATCCATTCTGCGTCTTACCTTTGTTTCATTTGTTATCAGAAATGATAGCTTCATATTTAATTCCCTTTTTAAATGTTTGGCGTCAGCCCCTTTCAGTATTCCCAGATAGGAAGATCTGGAACGGGGATTATGCCATGACCTTTTCATTCTCTCCTTTATACTCTTTCTAACTCTTGTATAGCCGCAGTGAAACACATAGCCCAGAATATCCGTTCCACTACGCATAGGTGTAGGATGCGCATCTTTTTTCAGTTCGTACCCCAGGTTATACCAGAGATAATTCGCTATACGCCATTTTGCTTCATGGAGCTTATCCTTATCTCCGAACAGGATGATATCATCCGCATACCTTACATAGTGTCTGATCTTCAGATCCTGCCGGATAAACCTGTCGAAGGCCATCATCATGATATGCTGGTTCATCGGAGACGAAGGAGTACCAATCGGCAGTCCTATATCACAGAAAGAAACTCTTTGCAGATAACGCAGTATTCGCTTATCCTTCCAGATCGCTTCATGACGGGCGAACAGGACCTCCGGGCGTGTCGACTCATAGCATTTGCGGATATCCAGCTGCAAATATCCCCACGGGCGATACCTTCCAATAATCCTTTTGATCTGCCTGACAGGGTCATACCGTTTTCTACTTGCGTTGATTCCCCGCCCTTTTATACAGTTATAACAGTCGTCAGATAATCTTGCAGCATACTCCTTCTTGATCAACAGCATAAGCGTATGCATAATCACCCTGCTTAGAAAGGAGCTGATAGCAACGATCCGTTTCTTTCCGTTAACAGATACAACCTCCTTATACCTGTATTCCACATTAATGTTTTCTCCTTTTAGGAGCTGTCTGTATACGCTGTGTTCATTTTCTTTGTCTTGCAAAAATTCAATTACCTCGTTTTTACACATATGCTTTCGTGAAGCATTGATTACAGCCTGATGTACCAGCTCAGGCGTCAAGCGGCTCATTATATTTCCTTTCCTTTTCATCTTCCTTGTCTGCCCCCAAGTGGAAGCCTTTATTAACGGGCTTTCGGATATCTACCAGCCCATTCCCCTGTCTCCTCGTATACAGGGGTTGTCCTTGTTTTTTCGTACTACCGACGAGGTTCCCGCGTAAATTATCATTTGTAAGCCGCCAGCGTAGTTCGCATTCGTATTCGACAGCTGGTTGTTCGCATTCACGTAACGAGCGGAAGCATTCGACGAATTGCCGTTACCACGCTACGCGGAGAACCTTATAGATAGGGAGGACAAGCCTCCCCGCACGTTCGTTTCACTCACTCTCGGATGCGCTTTCGTCACTGTCGTTCTGCGCCGTTGCACTCACCGTCCCTTCGGGTAAGCGCACCTGGAAGCCGCCAGCGGAGGTCGCATACGCATACGACAGCTGGTAGGCCGCATTCACGGAACGAGCGGAAGCATACGACGAATTGCCGCTACCACGCACTCTGTGCCCAAGACGGACGACCTTACCTACCGCCTGGCTTGTATAGTTATTACGATCTATATAAGCGGTATTATCCGCCAGTGACCCTTTCTTCAGAGTCCCCAGCCTGGTTCCACGCATCAGGTCTGTGAAAAAACCGCTACCCGAAGGAAGAGTTCCGATATAAGTGTAATCAGGGCTTTCCTGAAAGTCAAACAGTTCTCCGGAATCCTTGACGTAATCCTTGTTTAAGGTCAGTTTGTCCTGTTCACGGCAGAGATAGCACTTGATCGGATTGGTAGAACCTCCGGAAGTTTCGTCCTCAATTTCCATAACCTTTTCTATGCCCGCCCCTGCATACTGGAAGACGTCGGCGGAGACGAGGTCCATGCCGTAGACGGCGGAGGTTTGAATATAGATTCCAATAGAATTAACTGTTATAGGATTACCAGACACATCCCAGGCGGGTATACTACCCAAATACACGCGTTTCCTAAGTCTCGCATTCATTTCTCCGTCAAGCAGTGTTTTTGTACCAGGAATGTTATCATACACATAACGGACGGAAGCATCGCCGAAAGAAAAATCGGTACCAGGTTGGATATTATTTTCCGCAGCATAAGAGAGCGCCATTTGAATCTCCAAACATTCCATCCGAGGGTAATATTTAGAGATAATCTCACTCCAATTTTTCTTTGTCCCATTTGCATCTGTGCAGAATGGAGGTTGTTCGGATAATCTTTGAAAAACAGTATTATCACCCTTATTTAATTGATAATATACTCTGGTAATAAACGAGTCGTTATTACTCCCTATAGAAACGTTGCTTGAAACTCCCGCCCCGAACTTTTTAGGATCATGCAGATAAACCGTTCCGAACTTGTTCATCAGCGCATTGGTGATGTTCAGCAGATGCCAGTCCATAAGCGGAGCAAACGGAACAGTTTTGGCTTTATCCGCATTATGGGCTACAGCATAGTCATTGGTTGTAAACTGGCTAAGACCTGTTCTCGGATAGGTTCTGTCAAGTCTGTTGAACGAAGTGATACCCAGATAACCGCTACTACCACCTTCTCCGGCCCGGTACGTAAAGTACATGGAACGGAACTTGCCATCAACCACGGCAGGAAGTCCCGGACAGATCAAGGTCGGAGGAATGGGAACAGACTGAAGCCCATTATACTCGAACGGTTCCTCACCGAACAGGGCGACAGTTTCATCTCCTACCTTGGCATTTTCTATGGTGTGGATCGTCTGCGTCCAGCCATACATGATATTGTATCCCTTGTCTTCTTCAGCCGAGTTGACTGTGGTCGGCGCAGGAGTACCATCCTCGAACCGCATCCAGTTGTTGTTCTTGAGCTTTCCGATGATCTCAACGTTTACTCCATCCTCACATTTAACCAGATAGGCACCCAGCTTGTCCGCGATCTGGTTCACTCCGAACTGGAAGGCAGGAGTAGCACCGATACCATTGTATACGCTTCCTTCGACATTCCATGAGCCGATCTTGGGCATGACGGACGGTTCCAGTACGACAGGGTTCGTATAGGTGATACCCAGAGCCTTGACGGTCGTTTCGATGTATTCGCCATATCCGATGATGGAAGACGTACCATCGGCATTGGTCGCTTTCCAGGTGATATTGTAGTATTTCTCAGGATTCTCGATCACACGCCCGCCGGCAGTGATCTCGCAACGGGACTTGATCAGTTTCTCTGTCCCGATGTCATTGATCGTTATGTAAGCTCCGGCAATCGGTACCTGCTTGGCATTCTGGAAAACAGGAAGATCCACACGAATATTATACTGCACCATCAGGGCGGCATTGGTCGGTGATGCCGGCGCCGGATCTGCCTCTCCCTTGTAGGCGGCACGGCATTCCAGCTTGATATTCTTGAAACGGGAAGCGTCCACCACAAGTGTGCGGGGGAAGGTTCCGTCAGCGTTAGGCGTGGTAACCAGCCAGGTATCTGAAGTAGTAACCGGACGGGTATACTGCCCATCCTTGACATACCACCAGTATACGGCGTTGTCCTCGGAGAGTCTTATCTCACCACTTTTTAGTACAGCCTTTACCTGTACCTGCCAGTTGGCGGAATCACTGTCATCCACCTTCGTCGGATCTACGATAACCTCCGTCGGGGAGTCGGCCATCAACGAGAGCAGTGAGGCTTCATAGTAGATGGTGCTGAGCAGCTGCTGCTCGATACGCGATTCCTGGCGGTTGGTCTTGGGATTGGTGTAGAACGCCTCGCCGATCAGCAGGAAGGGCTCGTCAACCGGTGTGTTACGTTTCACTTTCAGCACCGGGACACCGTCCTCGGAAGTGGATATCTCGTAATCGGAGTTTCCTTCCGCAATCTTGTTGGCAGGCTTGTATTCGCCCAGATACCAGTCGATACGGTCGAGCGTAGCCGGACCTTCAGCGATCACCCCGTCAGGGTCCTGAAGATTCACCGACACCGTTACAACGAGCGGAAGGATCGCAGAGTACGAAGGATAAAAAGCATTGTCATCACGGCTGTACTTCTGCTGGAAGGAGCCGTCACCTACAATCTTCATGCCGGAACTGGCGTTCAGCGGCTTGACCTGAATGTTGATTACTCTTTTCTGTTGCATATGATTATAAATTATTTATTACTATATTTGTATGTCTTTAAAATTTTTAATTATGAAATTTACAGATTCACAACTAAAAGACATTACGTCTAAAATTGACTCCAGATGCGGAGAGTTTGAATGTCCTATTTGCAAAAACAAGAGTTTTGATATCGACCGGGATATCATTCATCTGCCTAGCTACCCGATACGTGGCAATGAAGTAGAACCTGGCGATATTTCTGTCAGAGATTGCGTCGCTTATATTTGCAAGAACTGCGGACATGTTGTTTTATTTAGCATTGACTAAATAGTTTATTTTCCCCGTGTTATCCACTATTCTGGTAGCATAGATATCACGGGGATTCTTGACCACACGAAGAGGGTAATTAACCTTGCATCGTCTACCCAAAGAAATTACACCTCTCATGCCATTTTTAGATACTTCATTTACATTTTTCATAATCTTGCTCTCCTATATTATAAGTTGAATGATAATTCTCCTGACTCCCGCAAATAATTCTCCTCGCCCTGCGGGATGACGGCTTCTACCCGGAAAGTCACCGAGCGGGTGTTCAGCCACTCAGATCCCATATCGGAGGAGATAAGGTGAACCTTGTTCTTCTGCCCGTCTACGAATACCGGAGACCAGGAATTGTCCTCTGCCGGTATTCCCGTATCCCTGCTCCAGGTAATCTGCGTGCCGGGAGTGCTCATCACATCCCCGGTTATATCGACCGTTCCGTGGTAAAACTTAGTCTCTATCACCGTATCGATCAGTCCGTAAAAGAAGCTGAAGCCATTGCTGCTTTCGAAACCGATAGAGAACTCACCATTGCCTTCCAGGAATGCCCAGTCGGTGGAGTTCCATTTCGGTTCAAGTAGGGTGCCCGTCTTCAGGCATTGCCACTTGCTGCCACGATGGTAGACAGTACTGGTCTCATTACGTCCGGTTACTTCGTTCCTTGCCTCAAAGTAGTATTTCTCACCCTCCTGCCAGATGCCTCTGTCCACCAGTTCATAGACCGGTTTCCCCTCCACATCGACACGGATGTCATCCTGACGGATAAGTCCCCGACAATAGATATAGCTCTGCCGGTAGTTGACAGGCAGATTGTCAAAGATGGAGAGGTTCTTCATCTTTCCTATCAGGATGGAGTAGTTGTTCTCTTCCAGGATCGGCTTGGTCACACCATCGAGCATGCAGATACATTTCTCGTAAGATGAGATGTACCAGTATCCCTGCCGGTCTTCATCGGATGTATTACCTCTGCGGGTGACAGCCATCAGCTTCTCGGGCGGGTAATTTTTGCCGCCCGGAACTTCCGAATCCGGATATATCACCACATCGATATAGTTATCGGTCGTATTTGTCTCAACAACACGCATCCAGGAGGTGCGATAACTGCCGCCTCCGGCAAGGAGATCATTGACAGAACCGTAGATGATATCATTAAGGGAAAAAGCATTGAAGTCCGTATCGTGACGCTTGCGAAGATGCAGGCGGCAGGTACCCTCGGAGAGTTCCTCAATGCTTTCAATCAGGCCCGACTCGGAGTATGAATAGTCACCTTCCTGAGCGGAAAGCCGGTTGAAGATCAGCTCCAGAACAGTCAGTGAATCGCGTAGTTCAAGGCTGCCGGCCTGAATGCGACCGTTCTTGTCCATGATGATACCGCTGCCGGCAATAAGAGAGTCGATGGCCTTGCCCACTTCCAGCCCTCCCAGAAACCGAACAAGGAAATTGGTGGAGTCAGCCTGATCCTTGCGCAACAGTGTTGACAGGGATTTCAATGCGGAGAATACGTTATAATCCGTAGGATGCTTGCCATCTCCGACCTTGATGATATCAAACAAGGAAGTCTTTTCTGCCTGACTTCCCAGCACATACTGCAGGTTATCCAATGAAGACTCTATGGAGGATTTCCACGAAGTGCTCACAGCCGCCGAGCAGTCGATGGATGCTTCCGAGAGATTGGTAAGCTTTCTCTCCACTCTTGTGATGCGGGTATCGATATATCCCGCGTCAAAATACTGCTCATCCTCCAGACGCACTCTTTGCCCGAGAAGCAGGGGAACGGCATGCTTGTCTACATAGATATAATCCGTATCGGAAGAGTAGATCGAGATGTCGCGGCTGTACTCGGAAAGATAGTTTTCTACCGCCTGCTTGAATTGCTGCTCGGCCACCGGGTAATACTCATCCGGCATCCGGATATTGGTCAGTATATAGGTATCGCCCGCCTTCGGAATGAGATTGCCGCCCGGTATCTGGGTGTCTTCATCCGGATAGGTATTGATAATCTCAAACTCCTTCGTGTCATTATGCCAGTTGCATTCGAATTCCCTGCCCTCAAGGTCACCGGATTCGAAGGTGATATGGATCACCTCTCCGCCGATCATATAATCATCCGGATTAAACGGCAGGTCGTTATCCTTGATGTAGTATACGGTATAGTCTCCCGTCTCCTCGTTCGTTTTTTCTTCAGAGCGAACCGAGGAAACAGTTCCCAGCCGGTGTGGAAAGATATCGCTGAAGGCACTCTCTTCTCTGTGCTCTTTAAGACCAAGCTGGGTATTGAGGTCTATATACGTAGCACGGGAAGGTAGTTGCAGGTGGGTGAATCCGTATTTCGACGGATCAATGTTCCTGGTGCTGCCGACAGGTATCAGACGGGTAAACCATTTGACAGAATCCGAGTTCTCGCTCTGTGTAAGACCAGTCTTGAGACCTTTCATGTAGCCGAGCGTGACACGCTCACCCCGCTCACATTTGCCCAGATTCAGATATTCCCCGTCCAGCCACCACTCCGTTTCGAATGCCTGTGCTATTTCAGCGGCGGCATCCCAGCAGTAGAGGCCGTTAAAGTTGATTGTCTGACGGCTGGCGGTAATGGCTTCACCGACCCGCCAGGTCACGCCGTCGGTATTCCGGTTCATGTTGTCCACCAGCTTCTGGAGATACTCCATCGGTGTCCCGTCATAGGCAAATACGGATTCCAAGTCGTCACTCCCCTGGTTGAGCCGACAGAAGAGCAGGTCCTGCATGTCATGCTCGCGACCATAGAAGCTGATGTTATAGGTATATTTCTGTGTGTTGGTCTTTTTCGGGCGGTACTCCTTTTTAACAGAGAACCGTTTGCCGCCTACTTCGATGTAATCACCCACTGACAGGACAAAGAACTCCCAGGTGGTAAAGTTGACACTCACCACGAATTCGGAAGCCACCTCTTCTGACCATCGGGATGAAGAATCCGGGCTTACCTTCTTTTTAAAGTTTCCTCCTCTATCGTAGATGACAAGTTCCATTTACAGGCAATTTAAATCGTTTTTAATCTTCATTTGAAAAAGGTTTCGGTTCGCGCAGCGTTACCGTAAATCCGGCGATCTGCTGACCGGTATTTTTAAGCAGTGTAAGCTGGCTGTACTTGGTATATTCCTTCATATAGACCTTCATGACCCTGTCAATTTCCGGAAGTCTTATAGTCAGCCATCCCGACTTTAGTAAAGCCATTACGGCATTATAGTATCCGAACCACCCGGTTCTTGTATCTGCCACGATAGCCATCTTCAAGGTAAGATCCCGCGCCTCGTATCGGGGAAGCAATGTTTCGGGCAATTCCTCCCCATCAAGTTCACGATAGCTGACGGAGGTATACTCCTTCATCTTGGGCGGTTTCATCAGGGAGTCATAATTGGTATGATCGCCCGCGTTTTCCTCCCAGAGAAAACAGCCGTATGTGGCCATATCGATATCGTTGATATAAAAGAGTCCTTCTTCTACTTTCATAATCCTATCCTTTCATTTTTACACCACGACGCAGGTCCATGATGCCTTCGTCTATCGTTTCAAGATGCTTGAGATACTCCGAGTTCTCCGCTATCCGGCTGATCGCTGTTGCCATCATCTCAAGAGTAGAGGAGATCAGGTTGTCGATATTGATCACATGATCGAGCATGGCATTACCGATTCCTTCCAGCCTGCCGGCGGTCTCCTCCGTCATCGAGGTAATGGTTCCGGCCCTTCCTTCCTGCGTGGAGGAAGAAGAGGAAGTCCAGCCGAAGAAGTCTTTCAGGGCATCGCGTTCGGCGAGCGCATCCTCGACAATCTTGTCCCATTCTTCCTTCCGTTGTTTATACTCCTCTTCACTGATGCCGCCTTCCTTGTTGCTCTCGGCAAACTTGTCGTACCACTCCTGCAAACGCTTGTCATAGGTGTCTGCCAGGTTAGTCATAAGGATCGCTTTCTGCAGGTATGTACTGAAGTCATCAGCAAAATCCTCCGCGTCACTCTCCATATCCAGGAGTGTGTCGTAAAAGGCATCACGCATACTGTCAAAAGATACCTGTGTCAGCTGCTCCTTGGTATTCCTTTCAATTTCCTCGATACGTTCGCCACCTTCGATGATCGCATCCAGGTATTCCTTCACAGACTCATCCGCAGTGAGTTTTGCCCAGAAGTCGGGAGCCATTTCTTTGAGCCGTTCGAGCTGGTCAGCGGTCAGGCTGAAGATTTCATTCATCCGGTAACCGATATCATTCGGATCCCAGCCAATGGAGCGGGCAAATTCATCCCACTGATCCCACTCGTATTGACTCATACTTTTGCGTATACGCACACCGATAGAACTGGAACCAGTAGAGCCTCCTGAGTTCAGTCGTTCCTTGCCCAGCCGCTTGTAAGATTCGAGGCTTTTCTGGGCAAGATCAAGAGCTTCCTGGCCTGCCTTGGCCGCTTCAGAACCGTAGGACATCTCAATGTATTCCGACTTCTTGTCGATGAGTTCGTCCCATATTTCATTCAAGCGATTGTACTTGTCGACCATCTCGTTATAATCGGAATAGTCGGCACCGCCAATGTTGAATTTACCCAATGTCAGTACATTAGCAAGGCCACCCCACATTTTCGCAGCTGCGTTACCCAGAGACTTTACAATATCCCCGGCAAAATTGACCAGACCTTTTTCAGCGATTTGGTCAAAAATAGCCAGAATGGAGGCTATAAGCCCTCCAATTTTGCTGCCGGATTCCGATAGCACGTCAACCAGAGATCCGACAGCACTGCCGAAAGATGCCAGACTCATATCCGCATCTCCAAGCTGGTTCATTGCATCGGCAACGGCAGTCAAATTACTGATTGCCTTATTCTTTGAGGTTTCCAGATTGTTCTCCGTATTACGGACCTTGGCTTCCGCCTTGTTCTTGTTCGTGCGGGCAGTCTCAGCTTCTGCGCTGTCTATCCCATATTTCTTTACCGCTTCGTCATATGCCTTCTGCGCTTCGGTCAATTCACCAACCGCCTCGGAGTAGTCGCGTATGGACTCGGTCAGATTACCGAACAGGCCTCCTTTATTGATGACCTCCTCGTCGATCTTGCCGATGGCTTCCTCGATGACCTTGATCTGTTCGGGAGTGGCACTCTTCTTAAATTCCGGACTATTACGAAAGGCTATGATCTGTTTTTTTACCTTCTGGAGTTCCTGCTTTGTCACCCGATCCAGGTTACCGAAGACAACATCCCAGTTGATGACGTTCTTGAGCTCTGTAAAGTCAAGTGCGGACAATGCCTCGTCACGCTGTTTTGCCAGCAGTTTCTTGTCATCCTCGTTCAGCCCTTCCTGGGAGGACTTCAGGGTATATTCTTTCATGATCGCGGCACGCTTCTGCTGATAGGTGCCGTATTCCTTGTTATACTCAATCCAAGACTTCAAATCCTTTTCCTGAAATTCCTTGTCAACTGCATAAAGCTCCTTTGCATATTGCTGGTAGGCGACAAGCCGTTGCTGCTGGGCATTGGTCTTTACTGCCTTTTTCTCTTCAGGAGTAATTTTGACACCCCGTTTTTTCTCGGCTTCTTCCATTTTCTTGAGCGTGTCACGCTCCTGTTTGTTGATCCCGGCAAGGGATTCTTCCAGTTCCTGTTTGGCCAGTTTCCGTCGTTTTTCGATTCCGTCCTTCATAACGGCAATGCGGGCTGCCTCGAGTTTCTGCTGTGCCTTTACGCGTGCGTCAGCCAGTTCGTCCTGGTAGTCGCGGGCGGATTTGCCGGTATCCGGCTTCTCGTATTCATCGATACCGGCGGCTTTAAGCTTTTTCGCAGCCTCGATAAGTTTCTTGTTATATATGGACGTATAGGTTTCAGCATCCTCTTCCGCCGTTTTCTTGATCACCTCCTGATTCTTGATGCCTGCCTCCCATACGGTTTCCGCTCTGGACTGGTCCTTTTTCTGAGATAATGATCCGGGTACCCATTGGGGATCAAATAACAGGAAAGAGATCGCTTTGTCCTTCAAGTTTGGACCTTTCTCTTTCCTCTTATCTATTTCGATCTGTGCCTTTAATGCTTTTTCGGCTTCCTCGGACGCCAGTTTGAACGCGGCAGCAGCTTCCGCTCTCAAGGTCATGGCTTCAATAAAGGCTGCCGTGTTATCCACCAACAGGTTCTCAGCATCGTTTACATTATTAACGGCAACATCCAGCTTCTTGAACTCATCAGCATTATCCTTGATAAACTCTTTCTTTTCCTTAAGGTTGTCTCCCAGCTCATTCCATCTGTCCTGCAAAGAACGGATGGTTATAATTTTTTTTGAAAGATCGGCGGCATCCATGCTTTCATTCACCTTCACCTGTGCATCGGCAAGATCTGTCAGCGTATTTTTCCCTTTCACTATCTGAGAAAAGAAATTCCCGATCTCCTTTCCGTATACGACAGAAAGAGTGATTGCCGTAGCCATTGCCGTCTGCCAGGAGAACAGGGAGGAAAGCGTCTGTTTCCATACAGGAGTGGCTTTCTTTCCTGCGGCAGTCAGAGCTTCGTATTCCTTTCGTGCCGATGCCAATGCATCGGTAAACATGGGGATGTTGTTGGAGATAGCCAGGAAGAACATCTGCGGCCCCATAGCGAGGGCAGGCAGCTCACGGGCAATCTGCTGCATGCTCATCTTCACATTGTTGAGCTTGGGAGCAGGATCGTCCTGCATTATAGGAGTCCCGTTCGACCTGTTCTTGGATGCAGTATACTTATCCAGCTCAGCCGTCAGGGAGCGGATGCCGACTTCCAGTGTTTTGATCCTCGTCTGATCTTGTTCATCGATAAAACCGGTAGCGGTAGCCTCCAGTGATTTCTGCCGGAGAACGTCCAGATCCCGCTGCATGGCAGCGATGATAGCCTTCACCTTCTGCTCAGCGGTAGATAGCGCCTGAACCTCCGCAGTGATATACGGAGAGATATCAAGTTTGAGAAGTCTGCCCTTACCTATCTTCTGCAGGTCTTTGAGCTCCGTTTTCAGCTGCTCGATAACACCGGCAAGAGCCTGGATCTCCGCCATCTGCGCATCGGTATTCACACCTGTGGACATAGCTTGCTTGAACCGCTTCTGCAGATCCTTCAGCTGAGACTCCAGATTAGCAATGACCGCTTCCGTATATTTACCCATACTCCCCAGGTTACCCTCCACCGAGCGCATCCCTTTGAGCGTCTTGTCATCAAGCAGTATTTCCAGTCTGACGGGTTCCATTTATCCTCCTAATCTTGTTTGAAAATATTCTGTAGTAAAAGTCTCCGGACGACGGTTCTTTTCCCTTTCGATAAGCTCCTCCTTTGAGATATACCGGCTGACATCCATGTTCATTACCAGCAGCTCCGCATAGCTGATCTTCCAGAGAATGTAATGCTTCGAACATCCGAACCGCTCCATAGACTGAGCGATGATACCGAGAATGCTATGGGGACCTTCATTACGACCCTTTAACTCATCCTCTCCTAGTGGCTTCCGATTGGTTCGAGCAGCTTTGCCGCCCTGGCTGCCAATGGAATAGTATTGCAAAAAGCCTGTACGTCTATGCCCGATAGCAGCTGTATCAACGCTGCTGTAAGCATGGCAGGATGTACACGCCATCTAAGATACCAGGCAACGGGCTTTACAAACAGCCATCCGGTGAGAAATCCCGTGCAAATAGACAGGGCAACGATCTCACTGACAGCCTTTCCCTTCTCCGCGATAAACTTAAGACGGGCATCATACTCCATTTCCTTGATCTCTTCCGGTGTAACGCCCAGTTTCAGGTAGCAAAGGGCAATCCTAATGATCGCTCCTGCCGGTGGACGGTGCATGACAAGGGATGACTTTCCCTTCCGTTTGCCAAAGATTCTTCGGGGTATCACCGGTATGCGGATGCCAACGTCAAGCAGCATTTCAGCTGCCTGGCGCTGTGTAGCTTTGTTATCCATTACGATCCCTGATCAGGCAGTTCACTTGACGGCGGTACTTCACCGGGTGCAAAGATCTTGTAGGCAGGCTTGCCTTCACCCGCCTCCTGCATCTCCAGCTCGCACGAGATACCCAGTACATTGCTAAAGTTGATGCCGTTGGCAAAGTTGCAGGTAAGCAGCCCGTTATAGATGCGGATGGTATGTCCGGTGGTACATCCGATGTCAAACACACCCTGAACATCCTTGTCCTCGGTCGGAGGGGTATAGTTGCCCTGTCCATCAGCCGTTCCGCCCATGACCTGCACCATGTTTTCGGCCAGCAGCTCAATCAGGGTAAACGTCCACATCTTGGTTCCGGGAGTACCCTTGATCACGGCAAACGGCGCATTGCGTTTCTGTGCCGCCCAGATACGGTTCTTGGTTGGGGAATCTCCGCCCGGCTGCATGCCGTCCTCGGAAATCAGACCAAGTGCCGATCCGTTATATTTAAGCGAGCTTACTCCATAGATAGCTCCAGTATTCTCCATATCAATCTGATTTTAAATTGTTCTTTAATTTGCTTTTAAGCCACCTGGTTCCTATTAAAAGGAGCAGGCATGCAAGGCATACTCCTATGACCTTTATCTTTGCCCGCTCCCAAAAGGAGGGTTCAGGTGTTATTTCTTCCTTCAGCGTGTCAGTGACTTCCTGATTTTCCGTAAGACTCCTCTCTATGGTGACCTTCTCTTTCCCTTCAGCCTGTGCCGTGACCATCAGGCCACCTTCTCCGTCTGACTCGATCCTGAGATCCAGACCGTTTTCCTTTTTTTGCACACCTATACCTTCAGGGAGGCTTGCGATCATCTTCATGCGCTCGGGTTCCAGTGTCAGGCTCGCCATCCTCATCGGGTCCCGCACGGAGGTGATTACCTCGGTTTCGCTCCGCTGAAGAGACCCCGAGCGGATGGCTGTCCGGCTCTCCCTGCTTGCTGCGCAGGAAGATAACAGCAGGACAATACTCAACATACCTGCACTGATGGCACTTACGTAGCGCCTGTTCGAGAACGATGATCTTTCCATTGACTTTTCTTATTTGATCACTTAATTCCAGAGTTGTCGAGGACAGGTCGTCATACAGCTGGTGATACACGCCTTCATCTTCCTTGACCGCACGGACCTTCGTCAGCCTGCGGTCACGCCACCATCCGATGGCCATGACGACTATCCCTGTAGGAGCAAACCAGTCCTGCAAAAGGGTAAGTACGGTACTCCAGTCCATGACGAATCAATGAGAGGTGATTACACGGCTTCTTCTTCCTCGGATTCCGATGATTGCCCACCTTCTTCCCTTGCCTCGGCTGCTTTAGCGGCAGCTGCTTCACGTCTTACTTGAGCCCAGCGTTTTTCTGCGGGTGCTGTCTGTTCTTTGCTCTGTGCTGTAGTTCCATCCCACGAGTAGATGGCTCCAATCGCTTCCTGTTTCTTCGGCAGCACGATATAGTAATGGCGGAAGTTTACCAGGCTCTCCTGAGCGGTCGGATTGGTCGCAGCTTCGCTGTAGTACATCTTCGTAGAACCTTGCGCACGGAACATGCGGGGTACATAGAACACAAAGGATGCCTTCATGTCGGTTTCGGCCGGTGCCTGAGTATACGGTACCTTGACTCCCTCTTTGGTAAAATACGGGCAGTTGATGAACGTATAGATCTGGAAGCCGAACATATTAAGCAGCTTGCCGCTGGTATAGTTGTAATACTTGTCCTTGAACGACTGGTCCTGTTCAAGCAGGTCGTTCACATGATCCGGGCAGAGCACCAGGCGACGTCCGTCTTCAGGTACCTCCGCATTGTCGAGCGCACGCTTAAGGGCAATAATGTCCTTGAGGGTCATTTTCTTTCTTCCGGCAGCATCCGCCTCTCCACTGGTAGGGATCACCGGAGTCTTGGCAGTATGGCTATATGGAGCCAGCGCATGCGCAGCTTTCTTATAACGGATACGGTCGATGGCGGTTCCATGACGCTGGATATCCAGTGAGAGCTTGTCGTAAGAGATCGCATAGAGCTGGTCATCCGTTACACGAGTAGCCTTGGTCTGGAACTTGTCCAGCCCGATAGGGATGTCACCTTCTACCAGATCCTGAACCGGTATCGGATAAGTCGTATTATTTACCAGTACATCAGGATCGCCACCCACATCTACCAGGTGGATAATCTCATTGTTGACTTTTGCCGAATAATCAGGGATACCGTCCAGAAAGGAAGCGGTCAGTCCCGCATCCATCTGTCGCACCAGTTCACCGGTCCATACTTCAGTATATACACCTTCCAGTGCGGCAGCTACCGGTGTAAAGTTTGTAAGGGCCATCGGAATAACGACTCCCGATATGGCGCCATAGGCCGGATTGATTCCAACGATGGAAGCCAGAATAATTCCCATCACAACGTTAAACATCGTTCCGGTCAGAAATTTCAAGACATTTTTCTTTTTCATTTTTTTTAATATTGTTATTGGTTAAACAAGCTGCGGACAGTCCACTCCAAACTGTTTCTTATACAGGCGCTTGTACTGTTCTGGGTCGCCAGAACGCATCAGTTTGAGTTCTGCTTCCGGTACATCCTCCCATTTCTCGTAGACGCCTGCGGAAGCGGCGGAAGACGTCTTTCCTCCCGCAAGGATGGCTGTGGGACGCACGGCCGCGTTCATCGCATCAAAGGTGAGTTTGAGAGATTCGGCTCCTACCGTCTTGCCCAGCGTGATGAAATGTTCTTTCTTGTCGGCACCGATCTTGCCTTCGGCAATGGCGGTATCCACCAGCGTAGTGACACCCGCGAGCTTCAACTTGTCCAGCTCTTTCTGCAGGTTATCCTTCTCGGAGATGAGCCGGGCATTAGCGTTCTGATATTCCAGAACCACATTGATCTTTTTCTGCACGTCTGTCAGCGTTGCGGCATCCGTGAGGCCCAGCATCAGGGCGACTGCTTTCAATTCTTCATTCATTTGAGGTAATGTTTTTGGATGATTATTGTTTTTCAGCAGCGGAAGACTGTGCGCACCCTCCTGCCTGCTGAGTTTGAGTTCCTTTCCTTCATAGACCAGGCGAAGATTGTCGTCATTGCCGCCGATGTCCACCATACTGTATTCCACCAGACGGGACTTGGTAACGGTCGGACAGGTCTGCCCGGGTTTGAGCAGCGCCGGATCTTCGGACATTTCCAGTATTTCAAAATGGGGTGATCCCATCCGCAGTGTGCCTTTTTCCCACTGCTGCTTGGCCAGCTTCGACTCTTCACGAACCTCATCGAAATAAGGCTCACCGGTAATCTCACCGTTCTCCCTGCGTATGTCCTTTATCATTCCGATGATGACACCTCTCTGGTGCATCCACAAAAGAATAGGATTGCGCTCGTACTGTGACAGGTCGACACCATCTGTCTTTACCCACGTACCATACTGGTTCAATGTCTCATTCGATATTCGGATTCTCTCGCCCATTGCATCTGTTTTTTGTCACAAACTTATACCGGAGAGAAAGCTCTTCAAAAAAACTATGCAACCTTTTCCTGCAACTGTGCAGCCCGTACGTCATTGTATGCAATCGCTACGTCATTTTTTTCTATCCGCCCCGGAGATGCGCATCTTTGTCTCAAATTTTAAACGACCGGTATGGCAAGAACGGAACATAAATCCAAAGAAACGGCGAAGGCGCTCTACCTGAAGGGCGTCCCTGTAGAACGCATCCTCGAACTTACCGCAGTAGCGCGGCAGACACTCTCTCGATGGATCAACCAGGAGGGATGGAAAGAGCTCAAGGCATGCTATGGCATGACACGCGAGGAGATCACGCAGAAGATCCTCTCCATTGTCAATGACGCCATTGAAAATCCGGACGAGTACCTGAAAAGAAAGAAGATAGCCGACGATCTGGTAAAGCTGGCCGCCGCTATCGAAAAAATGGACAAGAGCACCAATATCATACACTACGTGGAAGCCTTCATACGGTTTGAAGACTGGCTGATGGAACACAGAAAAGAATACCCGGAACTGCCCGATGAAGTAGTGATGATACTCCATAGGCTGCATGATGACTTTATCTCACCATTTTTTATAAAGAAGTAATATGACCGAACAGGAAAGAAAAGACGCTTATAAGCGCTGGCTACAGCAGAGCGAGAGACTCAAACGGCTGACATCGGACAAGCGCATCGAGACCCCGGAAGAGAAGAAACGCAACATTGCCCGTGCCCTGAAAGACTACAACTATTTCTGTCAGCGTTATCTGAAGCATTATTGCGAATGTCCTAACGCCAGGTTCCAGAATGACGCGGCCCGCTATCTTTATAACAATTCCAACTGCCGGGCTGTATTCAAATGGCCGAGAGGGCATGCCAAGAGCGTCCACCTGGACATCGGTGTACCGCTGTGGCTGAAATTCAACGGCATGCTACACGTGATGGTGCTTGTGGGCAAGAGCGAAGACAATGCCGATGCCCTGCTGGGAGACTTGCAGATGGAACTGCAATCCAACCAGTACATCATCGAGGATTTTGGTGAACAGTACAATGCCGGCTGCTGGCAGGAAGGCGAGTTTGTCACCAAAGACCGCTGCGCCTTCTTCTCACGAGGACGAGGACAGTCACCGCGCGGACTCCGGTTCCGCGAGATGCGTCCGGATTATATCGTTGTGGATGACCTTGATGATGACGAGATGTGCCGCAGCGAGGCCCGTGTACGGGAAATGACCAAATGGATCAAGGAAGCCCTCTTCGGATGCTTCGGAGGAAAAGGAGGACGCTTTGTCATGGTCGGCAACCTGATCGGCAAGAACAGCGTGCTGCAGAGGATCATCGACAGTCGCACGGTACATACCAGCTCGGTGAATGCCTTTGACAAGAACGGCAATCCCGCGTGGCCTGAAAGATATACAACCGAATACCTCAAGGGACTCGAGGAATTCATGGGATACCGTTCCTTCCAGAAGGAGTACATGAACAATCCCATCACCGAAGGAGCCGTATTCCAGGAGAGGTGGATCAAGTACAGACGGATGCTCAAGCTGAAATACTATGAGAGCATCGTTGTCTATGTCGACCCTTCTTGGAAAAGCACCGGAAAGAACGACTACAAGGCGTGCAAGATGTGGGGACGACCCCAGAGAGGACTCAAGACGGCATCCCCGAGGGAACTGCACTGCATACGTGCCTTCTGCCGGCAATGCAGCGTAGGTGAAATGGTGCGCTGGCTCTATGACCTGTACGAATCACTTCCGGAGGATTGTGCCGTATCCTTCTACATGGAGGCCAACTTCATGCAGGATACCATACTCGACGAGTTCCAACGGGAAGGAGACCTGAGAGGATACCAGCTGCCCATCATGCCGGACACCCGCAAGAAGCCCGACAAGTTCGCACGTATCGAAGCCATATCACCCCTGTGGGAAAGAGGATTCGTATGGTACAATATCAAGTACAAGGATGATGCCGATATGAAGACATCCATTGACCAGACACTCTCCTTCGAACAGGGAAGCCGGGCACATGACGATTCTCCGGACGCAGATGAGGGTGCGATCTACAAGCTGCAGAAACAGGTACGGCAGGATACGCTGCCACCTCGTCTTGGGGTCAGGGAGCCACCCCAGAAAAGATGGTAATCATTTAACTATATCACTATGTATATCACGGATCAGGATTATATCAATATCGGAGAAAATGCCCTGGATATTGTTCAGCAGAGCAAGCCGGAGAACCGGGAAGCGGCGGAGAAGTTCGCTATGGACTTTGCGGCCGGATATCTGAGGGCAAGGTATGACGTGAACGCCGCTTTCGCAAGAGAAGATAATGAGAGAAACATGGCGCTCGTCGGATGTCTGACGGATATAGCGCTCTACAGGATGGTGCTCAGTCTGCCCTCCCGGATGAGCTGGGAGAAGTACGAGAAGCAATACAGCCGGCAGGTGGAATGGCTCGAGGCGGTACAGTCCTCCGCAGTGATGCTTGACCTTCCGACCGTTACCGGACCGAACGGAGAGGAGGATTACCACAATCCCATCCGCACAGGCGAGGGAGTCAGAAACAATTATATCTGGTAAGACATGGGAAATAAAAAGAAAGGAAACATCCCGTTCGGGAACATAGACCTGGCACGTCCGGCGGATCGTCGCAGGGTAAAGGATATGACTGTCAAACTGCAGCTGCAGACGGAAAACCTCACACGTAATGACCTGAAGTCATGGCGGTGGGCATGGCAGCAGGCCATCAACGTAGAGCAGCCAAGACGCACGAAGCTCTATAATATCTACACGGATGTGGATGTGGACGGACATCTCACGGGGTGCGTCGAACAGCGGACGGGATTCGTAATGAACAAGGGATTCAAGATCACGGACAGGAATGGAAACGATATGGATAACGCCAAGGAACTTTTCGAAGCTCCCTGGTTCAAGGTATGGATGAGACTCAGCCTGGAGAGTATCTATCAGGGCAACTCACTCATCGAACTCGGGCCGGTGATCATGGTGGATGACAAGCCGGTATTCAGCCACATCAAACTGGTGCCGCGCACACATGTCATTCCGGAGTTCGGCGTAATCATCCGCAGCGAGAACGATACATGGCAGTCGGGATTCGATTACCGGACGGGAGCTGTGTCATGGAACGTAACGGAGGCCGGAGGCACACATGATCTGGGACTCTATCTCAAATGTGCGCTGCAGACCATCCCGAAGAAAAACATGGCCAGTTTTTGGGACATGTTCGGCGAGATCTTCGGCATACCGCTGCGCATCGGAACAACCACCAGCCGCGATCCAAAGGAGTTTGACAAGCTGGAGAAGCTGCTGCGTAACATGGGAGCGGCATCCTACGGACTCTTTCCAGAAGGGACCACGATAGATATCAAGGAATCCACACGCGGTGACGCCTATAATGTGTATGACAGACGGATCGAACGGTGTAACTCGGAACTGAGTAAGGCGATACTGACACAGACCATGACTGTTGACAACGGAGCCTCGCTCTCGCAGTCGAAGGTGCATGAGAACATGCTGGATAACCTGATCAACAAGGATGCCGATATGATACGGGATCTGGTAAACTGGCAGCTGATCCCACGTATGATTTATCACGGATTCCCGGTGAAGGGATGCAGATTCGAATGGGATGACAGCGTGACCTATACTCCAGAACAGCAGGTGGCATACGAAACGATGGTCATGAATCATTATGAGGTGGACCCGAAATACATTATTGAGAAGTACCAGATGCCCGTCAAGGCACGTAGGGAAACGACCCAGCAGTTGGTAAAGCCTTTTTTCGACTAGGCCCCGCTGATTATGCGGGGCTGCATGAGAGGGCAAGGCTTGTATATGAGAGCGCTTCCCTGTCTCTGGCTCAGAAAGAGGAGGAAGAGAATGATACGGTAGAAGTCGACACCTCTTCCATCGAAGCGGCATTCATCCTGCTGATGGCATGGTTGCACCGGCAGGAGCAGTTCTCCCCAGAGATGCTGAAAGAGGAGGAGGTGAGGAACTTTATCCGTGAGACCGCCACGCTGCTGGACGGAGCGGTGGATTATTCGATCCGGGAAGTTCCCCTGGATGAGGTGAGCATCGAGCGGCTCAAGGAGTCTAACTATGTATTCAGCGGGATCAAGACCTTTCATGAGCTCAATGAGGCGTTTCCTTCCCTGCTGGATGAAAAAGGGAATAAAAAGCCGTTTGAACGGTTTTTAAATGACGTCCAAAAGATCAACAATACGTATAACGGTTCCTACCTGAAGACGGAGTATAACTTCGCCGGCGCGGCAGCGCTGATGGCGGCGCAATGGAAAGATTTCGAGAAGGATTTCCAGGAGGATGGGGATCGTTACAATCTACAATACCGGACTGCGGGTGACGAGCGGGTACGTAAGAGTCATCAGCTGCTGGAAGGGATTACACTCCCGATTACCAGCAAGTTCTGGGACTGGTATTTCCCGCCCAACGGTTTCGGCTGCAGATGCGTGGTACAGCAGGTGAGAAAAAGCAAATACCCGCAAAGTGACGAACAACAGGCCATGAACCTGGGATCGCAGGCGACCGCCGGTAAATACCAGGAGATGATGCGTTTCAATCCGGGCAGGCAGATGACCACTTTTCCGGCATACAATCCCTATACGAGAAAGGGATGTACTGATTGCAATGGAAAAGGATCGGACAATGAGCTCTGCCGGGCATGCAGGATCGTGCGTAAACAAGCGAAAGGAGGAGAAAATGGCTGAAAAAGATACAAAGAAGGTGATCAGGGAACTGCAGCAACGGATCAACCGCTACATCCGTCTTACCCTGAAGGACATCAAGACGGAAGCTAAGGAGGAGTTCGACCGGAACTTCCAGCGGGAGGCTTTCTTTACCGAGAAGTGGAAAAGAAGACGGTACGCTCAGGATGAGACTCGGGGAATATTGCAGCAGTCAGGAACGCTCCGCAAAAGCATACGGGCTGAGATCATGGAAGACAACAAGGGAGTAGCGTTTACTTCGTCCGTTCCTTATGCCAGGATACACAACGAAGGTGGAACCATTACCGTTACCCGAAGGATGAAAGGATATTTCTGGATCAAGTACAGGGAAGCTATGGGCAAAATGGGATATACTCTGAAAGGAGAACTGCGCAGGACCAGGAAAAACCGGCAGCTGTCCTCGGATGCGGAGTTTTACCGGGCAATGGCCTTAAAGAAGGTCGGCAGCAAAATTGTCATTCCCCGCCGGCAGTTCATAGGCACACACCCGGATCTGGAGAAACTGCTGCAGGAAATAGCCAGGGAAAATATCAAGGAAGTATTTAACGACTAATTATAAATATCATGAGAAGTTTTTTCTTTTTACAGCTCCAGAAACACCTGGAAGGACTGACGGACGATAAGGGAGAGGCCCTTGTCAAAACCTACGACCTGTGGAACGAGCAGGTGGATTTTATTGAGGAGGAAGAACCTTTTGCCCGCCCTGCGGTATTCCTTGAGTTCATGCCTTACAAATGGCAAATGCTCTCTGCCGCCACGCAGACGGCAACTGTTCCCATCAGGCTGCATATAGTCACCGACTGGAAAGGTTCCTCCAGGAAAGGAAGCAAATATCAGCAGCAGACACTGGAGCGTTTCAGTCTGCTGGAGAAGATCAGCAGACATCTGCATAACTTCCTGGGAAACGACGGCAGCGTATTCTTCGATATGTTCCGGCGTACCGCCAGCGATACGAATCATAACCACTCAGAACTGATAGAGGATATCGAGGAATACACTTTCCGCGTTACGCAGAAACTCTAGAAAAGACTCATCTGCATCTCCTTCTGCTTGGAAATGATACGGTCATCGGCACTGGCATTGATGATGTTGTAAAAGGTGCGCTCGCAGATCCTGAACTCCGGCCATATATAGCGCCTTAGGATCTCCCGGTTCGACAGGCCGTCACGGGAATGCTCGTCATAGATGCGCACGATAGACGATACACGGTGAACGTAGCTCCGTCCCGGAGTATTCATTCTGGATTTCTTCATACCTGAAAACAATTAAAAACAATCTTGAAAAACTTTTTACCTCAATGACAAAAGTAATGATTTCTAGATAAATATCCAATTATAAGGAGGGAATTATAAAAAAGCCCTCAACGCTTCCGTTTTCTGATCCCCATCACAAAACAAAAAGATAAATGCACATTATCCGCACGCTGAGGGCCAAAGTCCTTAACGCGAATAATGTGCATTTGTTGTAATGGGGTGCACAAAAGTAAGAATAAAAATCAGAAAATTATGTGCAAGAGTGAATTTTTCTTCAAAGTGCTGTCTCTGACAGAGCAGGAGACGGAAGTTCCAAGAGACAGAATCCTTGGTCCACAACGTGATACAGAGACTACCGATGCTCGACACATCATCGTTATATTATTGAGTGAAGCCGGGATGTATCCCGAGCAGATCGCCGCCTGCATCCGCAAGACATCCCGTTGCGTGCGGTACCTAATGAGCAGGAACATCACTTCGCCAATGGTCCGGATTATTTTGGAAAAACTTCGGAAACAGGTCGGAAACATCCGTTAGAGCAGCTTGTCACAGATGAGTATGTTTGCAGCACGGTCGAATAGTGACCGGAACTACAAATACAAATACAACTATGAGTGAATCAAGAACATTTGTTTTCCCCGAAGGGGGAAACTCAGGAGGCGGTACCAACGGCGTTCTGGCCATGCTTCCGGCTCTGATGCAGCAACGAGGTGTAGACCCCAACATCCTGGCCCTGATGGGCGGTGGAAACAACCGTAACGGAAACGGATGGGGAGACGACATGTTTGCTATTCTGCTTCTCTTTATCCTGATGGGATGGGGTGGCGCGGGAGGCCTCGGTGGCGCCCGTGGAGGAATGATGGGTAACGGTCAGGGAGGCGTAGTGCCGTTCGTGCAGAACGATGCGAATACCGCTGTGATCATGCAGGCCGTGCAACGCAACGGTTTTGACATCCAGTCTCTTGCAACCGCCCTGAACACCTCTTCCGACGCTGTCATGGCAGCCGTTAACGGACTGGGCATGCAGATCTGTAACATCGGAAACCAGATGGGCATGAATACCAACCAGATCGTTACAGCGATCATGCAGGGTAACAATGCCATCCAGTCACAGATCTGTCAGTGCTGCTGCGAGACAAACAACAACATCACCAAGATGGGCTATGAGAACCAGCTGTCTGTCTGCAATCAGACAAACACCCTGGTGAACACGGCCAACCAGAACACGCTTGCCTTGCGTGATGCCGGCACAACCAACACAAACGCGATCATCAGCAAGCTGGATGCGATGCAAAACCAGGCACTGCTGGACAAGATCGACACCCTGCGCGAGAGAAACAGCACGCTGCTTAACCAGCTTTCACAGGAACATCAGAACGCATACTTCGCACAAGTATCGGCACAAACCATCGCTCCTGTCAACGCTGCGCTGAGCGACCTGAGCTCACGTCTGGCCAAGATCGAATGTAACCAGCCCGAAGTGGCCAAGGTTCCGTATAGTCCGGTGGTAGGCGTACCGACCTGTGTTGCCGCGCAATACGGATTGGGATACGGTATCGGTTTGGGAGCAGGTAACGGATTCTGGGGTTGACCCGGGGAAAGGAGGTAACTATGCCATTTCCCTTTCAATTCGTTAACCGCCGCGGATCGGCGGCAATTGCCACATCCGGCGTGAATGTGACCGCAGAAAATGCGGTGTTCTCCTTCCCCAACCACTCTTTTGTCAACGCCTGGTACAGAGGAACCATATTCATTGACCTCAGACAGGAAATCCCCACAGGAACTACAGGCACACTGCCGGTACTCTTTGAAACGAACGGGGTGACTCAGGCGGTGACCAAATACGGTGGAGAAGCGCTCACGGTAGCTGATATTCCCGGAACGGGAGTCTATGAATTCTGGTTCGACAGGACAACAAACACCCTGCAGATAATGACCGGAGTAGTATAAACTACAGGCGGGAGAAATCCCGCCTTATCAAAGAGAAGAAAATATGCCTTTCCAAAATTTAAGAGTAAATAATCAGTTCTATATCCTGCACAAGGACGGAACACCCTTTGTTGAGACGGGATCGGTTGTGGGAGTATCCGCTCCCGTGCCCGAGGCGGCACAACAGCCGATGATGTTCGGACAGCCCATGAGAATGGTGGTGGATATCACCGTTAAGGTGGGAGAACAGACCGTCACTTTTCAGAAGATACCCGCAGGCGCGGATATCGCGGATGCCAATTTCCCAGGAGGAGGAAACATGGTGATCTCCGGATCACGGGAGTCGATGAATTCCGAGGTCACGGCAATGAGGACCAGATCCCTGGAAATACTCAAGAGCATAGACTATCACCGCACGGTGGTGGAATCATGCAACCGGATGATGGAAACTCTCAATCCCGAACTGGCCGAAAGGCAGCGGCAGGATGCGGAGAATAAAGCCCTCAGGCAGGAAATATCGGAACTGAAGGCCATGATGGCCGAACTGCTCAAACCTGCGGAAAAGGCAAGTAGTAACAATTCTAAAAAACAACAGACATGATGATGATCGAAATAGAAGACAGCAAGGTCGAGAAGATGAGCGACTACGCTGAGAAGATGCTCAAGTATGGAGGCAAGCTCATGCAGTGCATCGAGGAGATCTCCGAGAGCAGAGGCGGCATGGGACAGCGTAATGATTACGATGACTATGACGACGAGTATGACGACATGGGACAGCGTGGCGGATACGGCGGCTATGGAAATCGTGGCGGTGGATACGGAAACCGTTATGGCGGGGACATGGGACAACGCCGTGGAGTACCGGGAACGGGAAGATACTCCAGATACCGCTGATTGTTTAACTCTTCGGGATGGCGGACAGACGTCATCCCGTTTAATTTGAATACATTATGAGCAAGGTAAAGGAACCTCTTGATATACATGATGACCGTCCCAGAGAAATGACGGCCTATCTGAAGAATTACGGCTGGCACTTCAATAAGAAGCTGTGCGAATTCGCTGTCTCGCTTATGCGAAAAATGAATCCCGCAACAGGAAAGAGTGAGAAGATCGAGCCCCTGAGCAAGGATAAAGTCGATGAGCTGCTGGCAAAGAACGGCGTAAGGGTGGAAAACAACACACTCTACGACTATGTGTATGTAGCCAACATGGGAAAGGCGGATTATCTGAAATCATCCGTTGCGGATGATGCACGCCTGGCACTTTACGTCAAGGACACCATCGATGATTTTGATGCGCCTGACGGAATGGTAATGTGCATGTGGTATGCAAAGATGTGCCGGGCAGGTGAACCGGTAGAATGGGATGAGATGCTATGATCCGGCAGCAGTTCGACATAAGCAAATACGACTGGAAGGTCGAGGTCTATTATGCCGTGGACTGTTACTATACGGATGAGATCATGGGCAGGCTTTATGATATCGGATGTCGGGGAGATGATCTACAGACCGCATACGAGAACCTTAGCGCCGGAAAGCCCGACACCGGGCTCACCTATTCCAATTACGGCACACGTCAGACAGTAATGGTCATAGGCATCACCTCTTCCGCCGCACAGTTTCAGAACTCTTATGACCACGAACGCAAGCATCTGGAAGCGCATATAGCGGCAGCGCTGGGGATCGATCCGTGGGGAGAGGAGATCTGCTACCTTTCAGGGGAGATCGGACAGCTGATGTTCGAAAAGGCAAGGCTGATGCTGTGTGACTGCGATTGTTGCAAACATAAAAAACAGGAACTCATATGAAAAGAAAAGAATTAAAAAAAGCAATCAAAAGCGCGACACCGTTTGAAAGCCTGTATGCACTTCTTCCTGAGAAGCAGAAGGAGAAATTCAAACAGTTTGCTGCCGGATTCGGATTCACCGAAGAACAGATAAAAGGAAGACTGGAAGGAAACACTTAGTCTTCATTAAAAAAGGACTGACTTTTCTTATTATATATAACGGGTGCTGCGGCTAGCATGCCGGGCGCCCGTTATTATTTATATATCAATCTTCAAAATGCTAAAAGAACTTTTTTGCTTTATCAAAAGTATCAAATTTCGTAAAATCTATATATTCATTAGATTCGCAGTTATTCGTTATCATTTGATTCAAAAGGAGGAATTGGCATCCAATGGGTAATCTCTCCGAATTTGCGATAAGCCTCCTCTCCATAAGTTATAAATCCACTCTTTGGGCCGTGAAGATAAGCAGTACAGAATCCACCGTATTCGTCACGCACCAAAACAATATTTTGATTATCCGGTAACTTATCCTTCACGCTGATCCACGGAGATTGCTTTGCTTGCCATTCGGCGCCTTGAATAAAATTCGTTATCCCAAATTGCGCCAAGTTGCCACCTGACAAAGTACGATCAACCGTTCTATGATTAAACAAGATATTTTCTTTTGCAACTTCTTCTAATGTCTGTTTCATATTAATTTTCATCTAATTTTATCAAATCCATTTTACTGACAGCCTTTAAGACTCTTAGAATGTCCTCCTGAAAGTCTATGACTCGTTGGTCACGAACACTCTTCTTTAACTCTATCAGGGATAACTCCTGCATTCTTATCAAAGATGGAATGTCATAAACCAACTCAAGTATAATTTCTTTCTTATTAGAATTCTTCATATTTCCTCCTTTCTTATTGTTATTGGTTAATTATTACATACCCTAATGAAACCATCATGGATAGAACTACTATAAAAAGAGTACCTCTCAAATATTTCTGGATGGTTGTATGATCCATCGTAATCATGCCTAAAAAACAGACAATCGCTTCAGCAATAAGATGTAAAAGAATTATTTTTATTACTATTACCTCGCCCATAATTGATTTGTTATTATTTAATCCTCTCATATTTAAGTCCAAAACACCATCTTATCATTAGTCTTTGAAACCAATTTAATGGCTTGTAAACTGGGATAATAGATTGGGTCGACTTATGAACAAGTTTAGCTATCGCTTTGGGTTGTTCTATATATTCTATTTCGCTCATACTTTATTTTTTTTAATTATTCATTTTGAAAATCATCAATCTCATATTCCCATTCCATTGCATCCGCTTCTCGAATATTATCACTAAGCCATTCTTTTGCGTTTTCAAGCTCATCATCCCATTCAGGTACATCACCACCTTCATCATAGGCTTTAGCTAATTCATTATAAACTTCGTCAGGGACTTCAACATTTCCAAGCCCAACTCGATAAGTTACTTTGATTGTTAAATCTTTAATATTCTTCATATTTCCTCCTCTCTATATTCAAAGGGACCGTCATATCCCATTCCTTTAAGACGTTGTGTAAACTCTTCGACTGAATCATTTAATGGGGTGTAGCAATCTAAAACATCCTGGAAAGGTCTAAGATAATGACTCAATACATCTAGAGCTTCTTGTTCACCCTTCACTTCTCCAAATTCCTTTTTACAAAGTTATACGTTAAATATAATATCCACTACAATCAGGATGATTACTTTCTAAAACAGCTTTCATTGCATCCTCAATATTATCAAAATAACCTAATGAAACAGCATCCGAGCCTGTTTCCTCATCGTATGGAGTGGGATAGCCTGCTTCGATTTTCCCTTTATTTTCACCGACTATCACTTCTTGAACCCATCCATAGATTCTTGTTTCCCATTTATCAAACATCATGCTTTTACCCATTATATACTCTACTTTTATCAAGTTATAGTCATTAGGATAATTGACGTTCTGTTCCCAATAAGATTCTGAATTATCAACTGTTATTTTATTCATTTCTGATTTGTATTGAGGGTTATTTTGCTTTCACAACAACATTGCGTAAGAAATTAGAGAACTCTGAACGCACGTCAAAGCAGGGACATGCCTTGATAAATTCCGCCGGTTCCACCTCACCTGAGCCATCCAGATCAGGTGAAGTATCCCGATGACCAAGTAACTCGATGATATCATACTCTTTACACAATTTCGCCACAAGTCCACGTAATGCCGCTTTTTGCTCGGGAGTACGAGTATCGGCTGGTCTTCCACTCGCATCTAAACCACCAATGTAGCAGATACCAATTGAGTGTTTATTGTAAGATACACCGGAAAATCCCTTTGTATTACAATGAGCTCCATCAATAGAAAGTGGACGTCCATTCTCTACATGACCATCAAGGTCGACCACGAAATTATAACCGATCTGGTTAAATCCTCTTTGTTTGTGCATACGATCTATATCCTTTGCACGTAAATCCTGCCCGGCGCGTGTTGCCGAGCAGTGAATGATAATTGAGTCAATTGTTTTCATTATGTTTTGATTAGTCTACGTTTATTTACTTTCTCCAAAAAAAATCCCCTGAAATCGATCTGGCAGTATCATCTGCAGTCAAACGGATATACCGGAAGAAGTTCTGCTCGGATCTATGTCCTGTCAGTCTCATTATTTCCAATGTTTTCATACGTCCTGTCAAATACATATTGGTAGCAGCACTTCTTCTTGCAGTATGGCTACTGATCAGTTCCCATTTCTCTTTTGTCACTGTAACCAACTTTCCTCCCTTAGTATAGGAATAGGTTATTTTATCTGTTAATCCTATCTCCTTCATTATGACTTTCAAATACTTGTTGAAGTATTGAATGCATAATCCTCCGGGAATACGGCCCTGATACTTCTCAAAGATCTCCCTTATGTAGTCGTGAGCCGGTACCTTGACATCCACATTGGTTTTCTTAGTTCTTTTTATAATGTATCCATCTCTCAGGTTATCTTTGGTTAATGTCGAATAATCGGAATATCTCAGAGCTGTCAGGCATCCTATGACAAACAGATCACGTATCCTTTCCCTGGCTTTCCTTTTATCCTGTTTCCCGAATTTATAGTAATATATCCTCGTAATCTCATTCATTGACAGGAAGACGGTATTGGTCGGCTCTTCCCTTAAGTCTATCTCATCATAAGTACTGTCAACCGCATAATTGTATTGCAAAGCCTTTCTGACGAGCGACTGAATCTTTTGAATGTATCCAACGATTGTATTATGCCGTAATCCCTGATCTTCGAGATAAACGATGAAATCATCCAGGAATTCCTCCGTAACAGAATTGGTGAATATGTCACAGCCAAACTCAACAGAAAAATTATCTATATGTCTGATGATTGCATCATAAACGGCTGCATAATGCTCAGACCTGCGTCTGCTTCTCTTTTCAAGCACTTCTCTGACAAAGTCGGTGAAGTATATACCTTCAAGCGGTTTGCTCTGCCTGAAGCGATTCCTATAGTCTCTTCCGGGCTTCTCCGCCCGCATGGAGACAGCCAAACATACTGCTGCTAGACACCTCCCGTTCCGCACCCGGGTAATCTGCCGATAAGTGGACGGAACTTCTCTTTTCTAAGTCTTACATCATAATAGGCCGCAGAGACACGTGAGTGTACTAGTCCGACAAAATCTCCTATTTCACGCTGGAGGTAACCTTCCTTGCGAGCCATGTAGCAGAATAGCATTCTTGCATCAGCCACATCCTGCTTCCTCGAACGAGAGAGGATCAGATCTTTTGATACTCCCGTCACTTTAGAAATCTCTTCCAGAATAATCTCCATCGGCTTCTTGTCTTTATTTTCTTTTAAGTTCATAGATTGTTCTTTAAATGGTTATTTAATTGTCTTTAAAAGCATCGGCTCCTGATGCGATGCCAGGTGATCTCTCGTTTGAAATCTTGCGGATGGAAAGGCTTGTCACGCGTATGCCAGCCGTAGCGCATTCGTTTATTCTCCTCTTGCCTGAAGGAATCTATCTCATACTCGATGTCCCGTATCTTAATCTGCAACAGATCATCTTCTATGTCAACCTTGCTCACCATCTCTTCCGGATCGTTATGGGAGTCCTGCCCACATATAATGAGCAGGACTACAACTACCTTTGAACTGTTCATTCTTTCTCTTTCTCGTCCGAAAATTCAGGCTTGGCATCTTTGTCGGCTGTATAAGGATATACGTCCATGATAGCTGTTTCCACTACCGAGGCTACCTGATAGTCTGCCATTGTGCCTTTCATGCCGGCGTCAAGGTTCTCCTTCGCCCGTCCCAGATCCGAAGCCTGTACCAGCATATAAGTACTCGTCTTTTTCTCTGCTCCACTCTTATCATCCAATGTGATGAAGCACAACTTGCATTTAAACCAGCGGTCATCGCATTCGGCGTCGCTGGGGAAAATTTCGCTGTAGTTGGCACGCTTGATGTCCGATACTGTAAACTCTCCGGAGATAAAGGGAGTCATCTCCTCGATTATCCTTGCTTCCGCCTCCGTGAAACTGAGGGCATCTACCAGATAAGGTTCTGTTACTTTTTTCTGCATTCCGTTTTCAACGACTTTCTCGTAACGGATTTTACATTCAAACCACGTGTGCATTCCCATAATTATTTATCTTTTTTTAGGTTCGTCAATATATTTATCCGCAAAACGGTCAAGCACCTTGAGACACTTGTCCGGAAGCTGCTTTGCCGTATCATTGTTCCTGATATAGTCAATCGTGCCGCCAACACTATAGATATAAAGCAGCTGTTTGGTCGTCGGAATAAAGATATTCGCCATCGCCGCTATTACACCACAGACAACAATGCGTTTCAACCATTTGAAGAATGTGTGTGCGTTATCCTCATCCTCGATTACATCACCTTCCGATACCAACAAAACAATCAGCATGATAACGGCAATTATCAAAGCTACGATCCATACGACTGTCAATACAGTGGACAGGTTACCAATTACGGTCATCCAATAAATTTCATTCATAATGTAAAAATTTAAATTATTAATACTTGAGGTTGTTCTTTCTCTTCTCAGGCTCTTCATATTTCCAGCCGTTGAGCCGATAGCATTCTTTGCGCGCTTCTTCACTGGTGGGGAATTCAGCCACCTTGTCTGCCGTGCAGATATCCCCTATCTCCTCCCAATGATAAACTACCCACCGGCTACCGATGGGAGCATATGAGTATTTAGGACGACTGATCCTCTTTCTTGGGTTCCACATAGAATGTTTCATCTTGTACTACAACCATACCACATTTAGACAGGTTCTCTGCTACCTCTTCCTTATCACGGTCAGCAAGCAGGCGGTCTTTCGCGACTTCTTCCGCTGTGCGGATATAATCCGGAAGAATAGCTTTTACCAAAGCAAGCACAGATTCCTTTGTAAAACCTTTCAGTTGCTTGATCTTGGGAGTTCCTGTGCGGAATCCGAAAATTCCATGAGCACTCTTGTAACTCTTTGTTTTAGAGAAAAGGCTTTCTTTATTTTCCGTAGCGAATACCTGAAGGATCTCCATTGAGTCATCCTTCTTCTTTTGAAGTTCTGCCAGTTCCTCCGCATGCTTGTCACGGATGGCAGTAATCTTCAGTTCCATCTCAGCAGTGATCTTCTGAATTCTTGAGTCAGCCTGCGAGAATTCGCTCAATGCCGCTTCTACCTGTTCACTTGTCACACCGGTAATAATCGTCTTTTTAACTCTTGTCTTTACCATAAAAATTGATTTTAATAATTAATACTATGTTGATTTCTCTTGTTTCTGTCGTTGTCGTTATTATTCCTGGAAGCGATCAGTACCCAGAACAGGCAACTGAAAGCCCAGCACCTTATTATCTGATCGTCCGTGATGATGATTTCGATAACACAGGAGACAATCATCAGGCTATAGATCCATTTCATTTTCCCTCCTTTTTCTTAATCGTTTGTAACTGCTTTAAAGTCTCTTTTAATTCCTCCAAATTTTGCCGGCTTACATCCTTTTTGATGCTTCCACGTCTTTTCAGAAAGGAGGAGATCTTTGCCTTGTTCATCTCAATCTCTTCAGGATCATCGCTACGATAATCTTTGTTGAGAATACCGATGTGCATAGATATACCGAATATCTGTCCCACGACTCTCGCCTGTTCCTCCTGGCGTTCCTCGTTCACCCCTTGCGGATCAAGTAACCTTTTGATCAACTGTGTAGCTTCATACTTATATAGCTGTCTGGATGAATCAGTGCGACCGTTGCTGGCATCATAGATCATTGTACGGTAATCATCCTCACTCATGCCAGCCTGTCGTTTAAGGCGATGAAGCAAGGTTTTCTGAGGATTGGTGGCATAAAACACCAGGCGGGAAGGTTTGTTATTACTCATAATCGTTGCCATTTAATTCGTTACCATGATACAACCGGGCTCTCTCTTCGACAATGGGAATCTTCTTTCCTACATTGTTCCCCACACGTCCGCTTACTTCGGCAGCCAGACCCTGCACATGGAAGATTACTTTTGCCAGCTTCGAAGCCTGTCGCGCAGCGGCATTATGTGGTCTTCCCTTTTCCTCATGAGCAAGAATAATGAACAGCTTTTCCGGAAATTTACGGATGAGCTTAAGTAATCCATACTCCTTATTCATCAGCTCATCCTTGTAATAGGAGGCATTGTCAATAAACACAACTTTGGCACTCCGACGGTCACGCAGCTTCTCCCATAGATCCTCAACAGGCATGTACTCGTACATGTACATATTGGAACATTCTTCCGGTATGCCTACCTGCAGGCAGGTATCCTGTATGCTTGCCGAGATACCCTCTTCCGCACTCAGGTATAGTACTCTTCCCATTTGCCGCAGATAATTGGCCAGCATAAGCGCGAAAGTGGTTTTACCGTTCTTCTCCGCACCATATATAAGCCATATCCCGTGATCTTCGGGCTCAGGGGATACATACTCCGCCCACATGCCGTCAAATTGAAATTTGGAGATTTTCTTGTCATACACATTACGCATGGTGAGTAGACGTACACGCTTTTTCGGCTTCTTTTCTTCTTCCTTTTCCATCATCAAGCTCCTTCCTGCATAAGTATTAATGCTGATTCTGCACGTCTCAGACCCGTTTCCAGGGTCTCTCCATGCGTATCAAGACACATATTCACAACTTTCTTTACCATCTCTCTATCGCTTACATTGACCGACAGCACATCCGTGATCAGCCGACGGTAGAACAGCAGCCGGTCATCCTTACCCGTAGGCACAATCGAATAATATTTGCTGGAAAAGCGGGAGAACAGTTCCTTGAATGAATTCTTCCTGCTACGTCCCTTTCCATTCTGCAGTTTCGTGCGAAGTCCGTCAGATCCCATCATAAACCAGCCGCACATGTTTTCCGTACCGTTCCACAGGCCATGCAGAGACTCCAGTGCCGCATAACTCAGTGCGCCGGCTTCGTCAATAATCACGACCGGAGAAGGGATATTGCATAGGGTATACTTGATACTGTCTTCCATCTCCTCCACTGTTCCTTCGTCGGAACCGATGCAACGCGCCAGGTGAAGAATAAAGGAGCGACGGCTGCGACATTGCGTGGCATCCAGATAAAAACAGTTCTTGCGGTTACGGGAAAGATAAAGAGCCGAATAGGTCTTGCCGATGGCGCATTCGTCCACGAACATCATCGCCTTGGAATACTCCTTGCAGAAATCCACATACTGCTCAATCATATTAAATACATCCGTACGGGCCATTCTCCACATACGCTCCGAAGCGGTTACTCCCAGCAACCGGCCAACCGACAGCCATTTTCTGTGACCGATCTTCTTTTCGGTATCCGCAGTGATCTTTCCATTGACAATCTCACTGTAGATACCCTGATTAAGTCCGTATTTCTTGGCAAATTCACCGTTACTGCCACTGAAGAGTTCTCTTGCCTCCTTCAGGGCATCCAGTACTTTCTGTCTGTACTCTCTGGTAGTTTCTATTTCCATATCAGTTATATTTTAAAAGTTTGTTCTTAAATCTTTATTAAAGGATATTTGCGGATCATTTAAAATGATATCGTCCACCGGTGTCTCTTCCAGGATCTCAACCTCCTCACGTTCTTCGGGATGGTGCCATCTGTCAAGCGAGGAGATGCGGAACTTGTCGTTGAGCGTGTCACTCCTGTGATCGATGACTACCACCTTGCCGATTTCTTGATAGTGTCTGCGGCTGTAGCCCTCCAGTGTATTCCGGTAACGGGCCATGAGTTCACGGTTCTTCCTTTGCTCAGGAGTTTCTTCCAGTGCTGAACGTGCTGTAACAGGCTGTGGAACCGCTTCGCAGACAATCCTGCTATCATCTCTGAGACAGATAACGGCGCATAGTACACTCCCGTCGTTGTCATCCATGTAGTGGATATCCACCTCCTTGCCGGCCAGCGTACGCATATACCCGATGAGCTTGTCGCCTGTAGCCAGGGTACCATTATCTCCCAACATATACCACATCTTGCGGAAACGTACCTGGCCGGCAAGGCTTACGCTTGTAGCGACCTTCCTTCCCAAGGAGGGAAGGATGCTCCGCCAGTTGATAGCGTTCGTGTTATCCGGATTCTGCTTCTGGAGGAAAACTTCCCAACGTGTCATACCCTTGTAGATGCTATGCTCGGTATTGTTCCATTTTTCAATGTCTATGAGGCATTCCTCTATGATTCGCTCGTAAGGCAGGATAGGGATCTTACCGGTAGACACCTGGTTGGACTCGCTTCTGGCAAACGGACGGGCCAGCCAGCCCTCACGTTTCTTTTCCATCTGGTAACGTATGGGACGCCAGTAACCTTCACATCTCTTGGAACGGGCGCTGTTGGCCTCGATCCTGACGGTTTTAAACATAGCTCCCGCCTTGAGGAAGGTATCTGAAAAGCCGGAGTTCAGATTACTCTCGCACTCCACCTCATAAGGCAGAGGCATACCCCAGCGTGAATAGTTGCGTACCATCTGGCGATAGAACTCGGAGATGATCCCTTCCTTGTCCTTTCCGTACACCCATGCGGTGATAGCCTCGCTGCCAAGATCCACTCCGCAATAGAACCATACACGCTTCCCCTCGGCATAGAAGAAGGGAGGCTGGCGGTCGTCCACGGAAATGATGCTGCCGGCCCATTGCGGGTGCTCCAGCGTTTCGAAGGGGACATACATTCCCAGACGGATCTGACGGTTTCCCGTACGCTTGCGTGAAGTGGCTACACCCGACTCCCAGGAGCTCAGGAAACCGCTCACAGTCCGTTGGGAGATCTTACCATATTCCTTCGGATCGAACACCTCACCGGTCTCCACATTCACGATTTCCACATATCCCGCCAGGAAGGCATCGTATTGACGAAATACTTCAGCCATATCAGGTTTCCAGGACTGATGGGCAAACATACTCTCCAGAAGGGCGCGGGCCTTTTCCGTACGTATGCCGGCAGAGTTGTTACCTCTGTTCTTATTGATAAGAAAGCGGTAACCGTCCTCCTTGCTCCCGGCGGAGTATTTCTTCATCTTCTCTATAAGACGGGCACGTGAGGGAGGAAGGGTATGGGTCTTTCCGAATCTCTTTTCCAGCACCTGCGAGAATGTACTGTAATCAGACCATACTGAATCGTCCAGCCCGTACATGCTTCTGCGTCCTCTGGACTGCCATTCGCTCAGGCGAGCCTCACGGAGTGCGAGCAAAGCGTTTAGGACAGAAGCGTTCATCACATACTTGTCCTGTTCCTCTGCCGAGAGAGTACCGGCGGCATCTTCATAAGTGGAATAGAAATCCACCGCATCAGAATCCACACCAAAATAAAGCAAAAGGATATGTTCCACACGGCGGGGATCGCCGATGGCCTCACGGATGGTCGCAGGAAGGGAATCGAAAAGGATGAGCAGACGGTTGCCCCGACCACCGCCACGGGAGTAGCGCTTAAGGCCGGTAGGCTTGTCTTTGTGACGGTCTATTTGCTTCTTTAAATTGTCATAGCTATAGAACCTGGGAACAAGCTCGTCCTTGGTGACCACCAGTATATCGTTATCTATAAAAATTGGCATTTCTATAATCGTTTAACTCTTGTGCAGTTCCCGGCTTCGATCCGGGAATGAAGGCCACCTTACCGTCTCTTTTTACCACCTATCGAAAAGATATATAGTTATGAGAATGATTAAGTACGTAATCCTGAAAACTAGGAAACGGGAAGGTTCCTTGACTGCTCCTTTATTTATCCTCTGGATACCCAGTTTGAATTCCTATGATTATGAAGCTCTTTAAAGAATTCCTCAAATAGTTTTGCAAGCGATTCCTGTTTACTTTCTCTTTGTTGTACAGTGTAATACTCAGAAGCGTTTTGGATGAGCTTGGAGAACTCAGTACTTTCGTTCATAAGTCCAACAATCATCGTAGTCAAAGTATTTACTTTACCCATGAGAAGATTAGTACTATTAACTCTGTCTTCTTCGGTTTTCCCAATAAGCATCAAAACTGTGATACCGTTTTCCTCGCATGTTTTTTTAACTTGCTCGGCCATTTTTAAAAGCTGTTCTTCTTTCATTTTAAATCTAATTTTTAAGGGTTAATAAATCATTCTTGGTTATTTTGCTCTAGTATTTCATTATAGCTGTTGTCCTGATAAACTTATCCAGGTTACTGTTGATTTTCATTTCTTCGAGTATCATCGGAACTACTGCCTTGGAATCACCGCGAGCATAAGAGATACTGGTAAGTTCTCTGTTGTCATTCTCGTAACCGGCAACTGCGATGACCTGAATGCCGTTCTGCTTGCAGAACTCCTGCAGCTGCTTGAACATCAGTACTAATTGTTGTCTCTTTGTCATTTTAATCTATTTATGAGGGTTAATAAATCGTTTTAAATCTGCCCCTATTTATCACAAACCAGGGCAGTTGTGCTGCTTTCGCAGCTTGGCAAATACTTTACATTTATGGAAAAATTCAGAAATATCCTTATCCTCACGGACTGGGATAATCTTGCTGCCTCTGCAGCATGGGGTAAATAAACCATATAAATTAAAAGTTTTTATCATGAACTGGTTGTTCTTCCTTTTCTCCGATCATCCGTATTCCTCCGGTCATATGCCAGATCTTATCCGCCATCTCCTCGGCCTTTTCTCCGGTTATCGGACCGATCTTTATCACAATACCTTTACTCTTGCTGCCGAAAACTGCAATCGGACAAACCATTTTATATTCACTCCAAATAGAGAATACAAGTTTGATGTACAGAGGGTCGATACGTGATATGTAGGTGATCATTGCATTTCCTCCCATCCGATGGATAACTGTTCGTAAACAGGAACCGGATCAGGGTAATAGTTGCGTTTCTTGCAGTTGTCTTTTGCGGAACGATCCAATGCCGATGCAACTCTTTTACTCATCGTGTTGCCGGAATATACTTTACGAACATGAGAATAGGTAAGATTCAGACCATTCGCAACTTCCAGAAGCTCCTTCCGACTTAGCCAATGGCGAACCTTTTCTTTCCATTCAATAAATTCCGGGCGGAATTTGGGAGAGGGTAATAGCTGACGCTGGGATGGCTGGAGAGAATAGCTACCTGTGCGGCGGATCGAGGGGAGGACCTCGCTGGTGATCCATCTTTTGAAGGCTTTGGCTGCCGGCAATTTGGAACCAAAGATGAGGGCGTACATGCCGCTTTCGTTGATCAAAGTGGTGATTTGGTTAAATCCTTGATTATCAGGGATAGCGTATTTCACGCTATCCTCATTATCAACGTGTTGCGCAATTGCTGATACAGGATTTGCGTATCCTAATGATAATGCAATATCTCTTCCTACAAAATAAAGCATCTCGTCGACTGTTATGGTTCTGATTTCAGCACCGATATTCTCATTTAAAAAGGTTTGCAGGCCGGTTGTCTGCGGATTGTTGTTTCTTGTTTCCATACTAATAATAATTTATAAGATTTTTATTTTGTCATAAGGATTTTCTACTTCCTCAAACTGTTTTCCGCCATGATTCAAAGCCCATGCACGAATAAAGTTCGCTAGATCACTTTCCGTTTGGAATTTTAGCGCTGCATACACGGTTACTGTAGACACTCCTTTTATGTCTGCAATCTCTTTAACCTTGTCTTTGTCTAACTTGATAAACTTCTCTTTTTTAGCCATATTTATTGATTTATGAACTGTTATTTACTACCTTTGATGCCTTCTTAATTGATTAAGATGCTGCAAACTTACAGAATATTCTGATATGAACAAAGAAAAGAATGAAAAACTTGCAGAAATTTCTGCAAAAATAACACAAGTGATCACTTTTTTAGGTGAAACACCTAATAGTTTTGCTACGAAATTGGGATATCCAAGAGCGCAGACAATTTATGATATACAAAAGATGAAGTCTGCACCAAGCTATGATTTCTTTCAGCGTTTTTCGACTGCAGGATTTTCTGCAATCATAGATTTAGATTGGCTTCTTACCGGAAATGGTACAATGCTAAAAGAAGAGCAAAAAAAAGAAGAAGTATCAATTAACACGGTAGATGCTTCTTGCATATATAATATGTATAAAGACTACAAAAATATGCAAGAAAAGAAGGATCTTGAAATAAAAGGATTGCAGACTAAAATCGATGAGCTACACGCAAAAATTGAAAAGCAAAACGATACTATAAATATCCTAATTGCAGAAAACAAAGAGCTTGAAGCAAGGCTGGACGTATTAGATCCCCTCCAATTGCCGCCTGTTGGAGATGTACTTCAAAAAAAATCGTTGTCGTCGCAGATACAGCCTATTGCATCTGCGCCTGTCCGTATAGAAAAAAGGAAAAGCAATGAATGACGAATATAATCAAGACTCTAGAGATACCTAATATTGTTTCTTTTCTTAATATCTGCATTGATATAATACGAACAGGTAATGTAAATCAATCACAATTTAGTTCAAACGAATATGTACGAAAATTAATAATAAATAGCCCTATGGACCCCAAAAAGACTTATCAATGTATATCTGTATATAATGAATTGTTTATAGATTTTGCTCATAAGAGAAAAGGAGAACAAAACAATAGAGAATTTTGGTATGCAATGGACAATTTGCATCAGATGTTTCCTGAATGCAATATACTTGTGGAAAAATACGTGATCAGACATTTTTCAACAGGGATAGCAGAAGATGTTCGAATAAAGTGCGATTCTCCTAAGGTTCAAGAGATCGCAAATCAGATTTATGATACTCACTACTATGTTGTTCCGTTAAACTTATCGTCATTGGGAGATGGGAAACGAGATGACGCGATAGATTATCTGTTAAATAGCGATTCAGGAAATTCGAAAGAGCCAACTGAAAATCAATATAATCATTGATCGTTACATTTTCTCCATGAACGGGAGCTACTAAGGTATTTGAGTACCTATCATCAATGAGTTTGTGACCATTTTCATCCACAAAATCAAAAGAGACTACTAAATTTCCTTCCATGACCTATAAATTTAAAATCCCGGATTTCTCCGGGATTGCAAGAAACAAACAATCTACAACCTTAAAAAATAGACTAATGCCTATATACTAACATATAATTGCAATAAAATAGAAAATGAGTCTGTTCAAAATGCTCTCGGCAATATTACCGAGAGCGCAGATGCATCTATATCAATCTCAATCATAACTGTACATTCATCTTAAATCATAGGCAAATATATGTATTTTACGTCAATATAGCAAATAAAACGCTGATAATTAATCACTTATATTTATCCAAAATCAAAACCACTTGTACGTATAGGGTATGAAAACTAGATTTTTTGCGTTTTAATGGCATTTTTCTGATACTTATCCCCCTATTTACTGGCGTTTTTTTTTCTTGATTTGTCCCCCCAAAGTGTCCCCCCAAACACAAAAAGTGTCCCCCCTTTAACACAATTTTAACAGATAAACACATTCACCCACTTATGCCATCATTGAATAATTTATAGCCTATTTTTCAGCTCTAATAAGTAGTTTTCGGAGAAGGTTGAAGGATGATCAACAAAAAAAATGGAATCCTACAATCCTTTTATTTATAGCGAATTGAAAGCCATGCATCGATGGGAGGAAAGATGAGTATTTGGATAATTTGAGGAGATTTTGTACCTTTATTGTAGAAAGATGAGAGGATGTCACTTTATCCCATTTCAATATGAGATAAACCTAGCGATCTTGTCACGAAATAACTCTTATTGTCGCAAAATGATTTGAAGTATAAAAATCGTATCTTCTTAAAAATCAGCCCGATCCACAATTAAGCAATCGCATTTTGTTTTGCCAGCCCTACATCGGCTCCCGGTTGACCACTACGTTGCACGGAGAAAAAACCCGGCAAGCGCCC